GGTTTTGTTTCTTCTTTGGACAGGCCGTGAAGTTTCACAAGAGAGTCGGTGGTGTTCTTCATCTCTGTTGCGTTGGCGCTGGAGTTGTATGCTTTTAGATACATCCAATGCGCGTCGGCCAGTTCAAACCGTACTTCCTCACGATTTTGTTCACGAAAGTAATCAATAGCTTTCGCCACAGCGGGGCGTTTCTCGATGTCATAAGCTGAGCGCTCTGAATAACCGGCGGCACGCGCGGACGCTACGATGTTCATGCCACCTACGCGCGCGAGTACGTACGTCTCCTGCTGAGTCGTAAGTTCGTTTAAGTTTAGACCGGCATATCTTAGGTGTGACTGAAACTCGACGTGTGGGTCTAGCTCAGTGACATCCGTTTCTTTGGGCTGCGATTTCATATCGGACCGAATCATCTAGATTTACAAACACTGGGTAAGAGTCAGGGGGGATGTTTTCAGACATCACTTCCCACCATTCTTCAAACTCGTCTTCATTCCAGTCCATGGATTCAAACAGCGCGACTACCTTCCTGTAGTCGTACGCTACAACCTCGCCGCCGCCCAGCTGGTTACATGTACCGATGATTGCATCGTCTAGGCCGTCCAGGGCAACAACTTGGGTGGCAACTGTCATATCACAATTATTAGTCTAACTAATAGTTAGTCACAAGAGAAATCATAAATATTTTTGACCCACCAGTATAGGGAGGCTTCATCCAGATTGTTCTTAATTATATTTACGCGAGCACAGACCAGTTGGATGTTGTCAATCGTATAACCCTCGGTGCTACGGATACGATCGATACTAGCGTTAAATTCTTTGCGTTCGCCGCGATCGTGGTGGTGGGTCATGTATACACCGCTTAGCGCACACCGTCCTTTCTGAAAATCCCAACAAGCAATCACATCTTCTACTGTGATGGTCCACTCGTGCTTAGCTTTTTTAACTGTGGCCGATTTATGTTTGCTGTACAGGTCTCTTAGAAAGTACACGGGGTCTTGCGAGTTCTTATACATACGTCTGTTAGTGACGCATGAATTACAGCGATTCACTTTGCCCGTTCCATCAGTGTCGTTTTGGGCTTTGGCAATGGGGCCAAAATCCGAAAGCGGCTTTGCTTCGCCGCAGTACAAACATACTTTTGTCTTTCCAGGCATAGCTTGTAGAGCTACATGAATAAGGAAAAGCAGTCTAGAAAATTTTTCCAGAAAAAAAAATTTGAAAATATATTTACGAATCGCTCACACAATGTCCCCCCGTGCCTGTCACAGCGTACCCCTGTCCCCGGACCCGACTATGGAACCTTGTTTTGTATTTGCATACATGGGTCCCATAGGCGTTCGCGCCTCGGCGCTCACGAACAACATTGATTGTGTTTATTAACTAAGGAGGTTCACATGAACATTTCATTTTATTTCTTCGCCGCCCTGACATGGTTCTTCTCAGCTATGTCACTCTTAACTCTTTTCACAGGATACCCTGACCCAGTCATGGTCATCATCTCTGTCATCTTCGCACTCGGTGCAGGTGGGTTCGGCCTGATGGCTAAGCTATCTATCGAACCAGTCATCAAGATTGTTGAGGTATCCCCTGAACATCTTGTCAATACGCTAGACCAACCAGCCTATCAACGCCGTGGCCTCGGCCACGACGAACAACAGTAATTGTGTATTTAGACCAAAGGAGGTTCCCATGTCTTATGCATCAAAACTTACGGCCGTTGTTTACGTCAAAACCAAGAAGGCAGTTAAGTCTTCTACGTCAGGCGTAACGTCGTTCATTGCCGAGGTCAAAGCCGACGCTGCATCTTACCAAAAGGTGCAAGCCGAGGCTGACGAACTCAAGGCAAAGATTGCCGAACTTGAGGCCGCTGCTAAGCAGTAGCCTCTACGGTTACCTAGCGATACCGACGAAAGCGCTAGGGTGGTCAAGGCTGCCACGTCAAAAGCCTACACTCATTCGGAAATGTAGGGACGTAAACAGATAGGCTGGGCTGAAATGCCACGCGCGATACAAAGTATCGGAGTACCTACCGAGCGGCCGTTGAAACTCGTTAAACTACGCGGCACTTTTCTTCTCAACTTTAAAATGTCACGGAGGTTCTCATGACAATGTTTACTACTGCTTTAATTTATGGATTTGGTTTCGTTATCGGTGTGTCACTCGCCTACGCTGCGTTGTTCGCCGTCGGTCTAACTATTCTCTACATCGTTAGACGTAACAAGAAGGAGGATATTGATGTCCCATTTTAATGATTGGAACTGCAACCGCGCAGCACAAATGGTGTTCGACGAGTGGTACAAAGTTAACGGTGAGAAATACTACTCAGAGTGGCTCGAACTTACCGACCACTCAAGCACTGACGGTCCAACGTTCGATGAATACATCGACTCCTGCTACGACCTCTACTGTTTCCCGCCGCAACATCCACTCCACCTTCCCGGATAACCTCCGGCTCCGGCTCGTCACCACGACGGGTCGGAGTTTTTTTTCCGGCTCGGGCACCGCTTGCGGGCATTGCTTGCTGATTCCTGCTTGCGGGCATCGAACCACGGTTATTTGACCACGAATAACTGTTCTCGGTTCGTTCTCAACGGTCCTCTGTCCACGGTCCTCCGTCCCCGGTCGACGGCCTGTGTACCACTAATAACGGTTTCTGGTACACACATGGTACACATAGTGGTACACACCTAAGTCATTGACCACGAACAACAAACCACGGCCAACGGACCGTGTGTACCATGTGTACCACCAACTCACGGTTTAGTTTTAGAAAACGCTTTTATGTTTTTGTTTTTCCAACATCAAAAGACCCCCCCTAAAACTGGTACACAGTGGTACACATTCCTTTTATCTATATACATCAATCACTTAACCCTGATTCATAAGTGGTACACAGCTGGTACACAGTGGTACACAGTGGTACACAAATCACGGACGACGGACCACGAACCACGCTCGCCACTCGTGGCTCGCGAATGACAGTTGTTATGTTTTTAACTTAAAAGGAAATTGTTATGAGTAATTCATTTATAAATGTTTGGTATGGCTCTAATGAGAATGCTTGGCTTTCAAATCTTGCAGAGCGTTCGTTCTCTGATAAGTACGACCGTGAATATGTAACTGTTGAGCATGCTTACCAGACCTTCAAGTCTGGTGAATTTGACGAGCGTATCTATCGTCGTAACTGGGCACCGGGTCTAAAGATTGTTGGTAAGAAAGGTACTCGCATCAAGGATGATTGGAACATCCGTTTGATGGAGCGTCTTGTACTTGCATCCTTTGACCAGAACCCAGACGTGAGAGAAAGACTTGTGAATGACACAGGTTCTAACCCAACTTTTACACACCATCAGGATAGAGGGATATGGAGAAAAGAGTTCCCTCGAATCCTAAAACTTGCACACCAAATAGCTAAAGGTAAGGAGTAACCAATGCTTAAATTTTACGACAGTCTTCTTGGCTTGGCCCTGCTGCTGCTACTGGCAGTGGGCTTCGGCCTCATATAAATCCGCTCGCCACTCGTGGCTCGCGAACAACAGTATTAGTGTCACTAATGAAAAGGAGAAAATCATGGATGACATCGAATGGTTAAACAGTGTGTTGGCTGAGGCTGACATACCACCAATCAAATTTATTGACGACGAACTAGAACCAGAATCCCTCTGGAACGACGTTCATTTCTTAGCAAGTTTGCGTTCCAGACTTGCATCCAACTAGACAGAAAAAGGAGTTTCTTATGTCTACATTAGCTAAAACAAATCACTTTGACCCACTAACCGAGGGCGAGCGCGAAGAGCTCACCTCACCTATCGAGACTACTCACGATATGATTAACGACGACACACTGGCTGACCCTGAAGGTGCAGCTGCACGTGCTGAAGTCGCTACGTATCCTGACTGGGCAACCACTGACTTTGAACCCAGTGCCACCAATCTCTGGGGCAAAGCGTGGCCACAAGGCAACGGTGAGTATCTTGTACCAAAGCAATCTACCATCGCAGCTGTGATGGAACACCACGTACAGGGTATGGCAACTGTCAAAGACATGGTTGCTATGGCTCACCAAGAGCAAGCCGAGACCATCAGCGTTCTCAAAGAGAACTATGAATCCATCTTGGCTGGTATCCCAGATTCACAAAAGTATCCAGTGATGAAGGGCATCTCCAACGCAGTGCAGGTTGCACTTGCTGAGCGGGCATACGCCAAGCATCTGTTCGTCAGTGCATACGGTTCTGTCCGTGACCCTGATGCAGAGCTACCTGATTTTGTTCAGCGTCGCCAAGACAAAGTCTTCGAGGCCGCTATCACCGCAGGTATCTGGTACGACGTTCATGAGCATTGCTGGAACTATGTGCAATACAAAGGCACACCGAACTACTACATCGAGAACGATGTGAAGTTCCGTCTCATCAACGCAGCCAAGTACATTGATGAACAGTATCGCGAAGTGAAGCCGGTTGTACCTGCCGCTCGTGAGTATGTTCAAACCACTCTGGCCTGCTAACTAACTTACCCCTGCCACCTTCGGGTGGTGGGGGTTTTTTTCTTCGCCCCCTTTACCGCTTGCAATACATACAAAACATAAGTCGGGAAAAAACTTTATTTTTCTGCTGGCCACCCTGGCCACGAACCGTAGACCACGGAGAAAGGACAACAGACATGGGACTTGATCAATACGCACACGTTCGAATTAACAAATGGAATCCACACTTCTACAGCTTTGAGTGGCGGAAACACTCCCGCCTGCAGCAGTTCATGATGGAACTGTGGTATTCCAAAGGCAACGGCGAAGTATTCAACTGCCAAGAACTAGAACTTGATATTGATGACATCAACAAACTAGAAGAGCAGGTGCACAATGGGTACGAAGACTACCATTGTCCTGGCGGTTTCTTTTGGGGTCATCAGTTTCAAGAAGAAGCAGCAGAAGAAGAAAAAGCTAACGACTTAGATTTTATCGAGCGTGCTAAACAAGCACTACAAACAGAAGGCAGCACAGTTGTTTACTCGTGCTGGTATTAGTATGGCTAATGATATTTACTTAAAAGATTTTTATGAATGGCTGGACACATATCCTGACGACGTTATCAAGTGGGAAGTGACCGAAACATTTGAGGGCGTGCGATACGTACGATTCATTGTGAGAGAGGATGAAGACGAATGACACCAGAAACATGTACTCACTGTAATACCAAACTTAACTGGGCAGACAGCGATGGCGTTGAGTACGAACTCTACAAATGCCGCAACTGTTCTGCAGTTTACAACGTTGATATAGAAATCACTCGGCATTGGGACACTGCAAAAGAACTGAAAGGAACAGCATGACCTACGTATATGTGTTGCTAATTTACATCAGCGTCGGAGATAAATTAGAACTTACCTCTGCACAAACGCGCCTTGAGCGAGACGAATGTATACTGTTAGCAGAAGACATAAATGCAGACTCCGGTACAGAGATCGCAGCTTGCATGCCGATTTTAAAGGAGGACGAACATGGTCTCTGATACTTCATACGACGCTTACCTGGAAGGCGTATCATTTGCTCAGCAAGAAGCTGACATTGGTAATAAAATTGCCGCTGCTGAAGATGAGTTAGAAGATGTCCGCTCTCAGCTTGCACAGATCGAAGACACCTGCACGTACTACATGCAGGACGGTCAACAACGGATCAAGGGCTACCGACTTGAAGAACATTTCGAGGAGCTATGTGCACAACAAGAAGAACTTCAACAACAAATATCTGACTTAGAAGATAAAGCATTGAATCTTTACTGGGATGAATACAACTGTGATGAAGGTGTAAAACAAGCCTTACGACAACATAACCACTGGCTATGGAATAGCCGTGCAGCAATTTGGTTTTCACATCGAGTCAGCAAGTTAAGTGGCTGGCTGTGGAACCAGATGTACAACAAGAATCGGTAAACCGACAAGATTTCAACTTCCGTTATACGAAAGGATTTAATATGACGGTTACTATTGAAAAAAACATTCCGAAGCCTGCAAAGGTGATAGGTGCTCGCGGAACTCCCGCAAGCAAATTTGGTACGGTCAAATACGTTTGGCTGCATCAAATGGAAATAGGTGATTCAGTGCGCTTTACCAAACAAAGCGAAGCACACGGAGCCGTCGCCTGCGTCCACAGACTGAAGAAGATAGAGAAACTCCCACAGACATTTAAGCTCGAGCAACAAACTGTTGTGGAAAATGGGGGTAAATTTATACGGGTCTGGCGGATTGCGTAGTGTCTCGAACTGTATCTCTCCGCTTGACTAGAACCCAAGCAGTTGCTCTGTTGGAAGTATTGTCTGATGTCAATCAGTACGTTGACATCGAGATGTTTCCTTTAACAGGGCAAGGGGGCTTGGCTTCGTATACGTCAGCCTACCAATCAATTGCAAAACAACTGATTAAACAGGCGGAGGATATCGATGACATCATATACACAGAGAGCTCAAAGGTTCTCAAGTGATCACGGAAACCAGATAACTGATACAAGCAATCGTCTATGGGGCACCGTCAAAGTTTTATGTAACGACGACACATGCCCAAGAGCACGAGTGTGCATGCGATTCATAAACAGTGGGTCTACTAACGACCTTCATATCTGGTTTCCAAGACCACACAACTCACACTGCAGAAGCTTTCAACCATCTTTAGATTATCTAAGAGGGAGGAAAGGACGTGGATGAAGATCAAAGACCCATAGGTGAATGTGACTTTTGCGGAAGAAGACATCGACTCCAGGATGGAGCGTGCCGCTTTTGTCATGAGAAATATGTAGAAAGGAATCTAAATGAAGAACTATCTTCCAACAGAACTAGGAGTAGCACTCAAAGAACAACATGACATCCGAGAAGACATCCTCTTCTCACCACCCACCGAACACGAAATGTACCCCGGCGGCAACGGTTACTGCACTGAGTACTACACTTGGGGTGAACGTAATACAAACGACGATCGCCCGGATCTACGACTTGTATGTTTCATGGAACGACCTTTCGAATGGCGGACCGACGCACAAGTTCCACACCAAGGACAACAGTGGACAGCGCCTCCATATCATAGACCCTATGATTTTGATTATCGTATTTCACCAACTCACAAAACATTAAGACGAGAAGACGAAGACATAACCAACATGTGGCTTGGTGGTCACGTCTGTAAAAACAACACCATTATGTATTCTATTTACAACAGCAATCTTATGACGGGCGGCCGCCACAACGGATGCAAGATAAAGCTTGCCAAATATTTTCAACAAGAATCATGGACCATCTTCAAACGAAGCGAAGACTTCAAACATTATTTACCAATCACAATCACCAACGTAACCGCATAGACAAAGGAGTTTATAATGCGAACTATTCGACCCTCTCAACTAGCTAACGAGCTACGTGCCAATGCGCGCGCTAACATACCAACTATGGTCTGGGGCCCTCCGGGTATTGGCAAGTCTCAGATTGCTTATCAGATTGCAGAAGACCTGAACGCCAAGTTGTTCGAACTTCGGGCCAACTTGTTTGACCCAGTTGACGTACGTGGCGGCCTCAAAGTTGTCGAGCAAGACGACGGTACATACCGTACCAAGTACGGTGTCCCTGAAGACTACCCCGACAGTAGCTACGCAGGTAACGTTGTGCTGCTCGTTGACGAGTTGCCTAACGCACCCAAAGCTACACAGAATGCATTGCTCCAGCTAATCCTCGACAAGAAGATTGGTACATACAGCTTGCCAGCTGGTACAGCAATCATTGCAGCGGGTAACCGAAGCATCGATCGTGCAGCTGTACATGAAATGCCAACACCAGTGAAGAACCGTTTCGCTCACTATGAAATCGAAGCCAACATTGATGACTGGGTAGCTTGGGCATTGAGTAATAATATTAGCCCTACTATTATTTCATTCTTACGCTATCGTCCCACGCTACTACATTCACTCGACTCCAGGGAGAACGCGTTCCCTACACCGCGTGCATGGGAAATGGTTGACCGCAAACTACCGTTCATGGGCAGCACACCAGACGAACAGTTCTACGGTGTTGCGTCAGTCATCGGTGATGGACCAGCAGGTGAGTTCATTGCATTCAAACAATCTGCAGACAAGATGCCTGACCTCGACAAAGTCCTAGCTTCACCGCATTCGGTAAGCGTGCCTGACGATCCGTCAATCTTGTTTGCTGTGTCGGGTGCTCTTGCATCACGTGCAGACGAAAACAACTTCAAAGACATCATGGCTTATGCCAAGCGCATGCCTGCTGAATACCAAGTTGTAATCGTTCGTGACTCACTAGCTAAAGATCGTGACCTGATTCAAACCACTGCATTTCAAAAGTGGACACAAGACAACGCTAACGTACTTATCTAACTGAAAGGATTCAAACCATGGCTACAGTACGACTATCTCAACAACTGCACCGTCAACTTCTTGATGCTGCCAAAGAGAAATACAAAGTTACTAACCCCGAACCCAATCAATCTCCTGAACTTATGATTGTTTTACGAGCGGGACTTCAAACTATGCCTGCCGTTACTGCATTCAATACGATGCTAGCAACACCAGCGATTCAAAATGAGATGGCAACTAAAAGCGAAATCTCTCTCGCATTGAACCGCGCAGAGCCAGGCAACGTTACAGAAATTCGTGTTCACAACATTACAAAGCATACTCGATATGCTGAAACTGGAGATCCCACAGACATCTACTGTGAATTAGATACGCCTGTACAACTGCCTTACGGCAGCAACTACGGTTCGTATGATGTCAGCATTGATTCATTTGACATCACAGTACGTGACGAACTCCACAGCACACTTGCTACTGCAATTGACAATACTGCTGCCTATCAAGAAAAGTTCCATCATTTTGCAAAGT